CAAAAAAAACAAAAAAAACAAAAAAAAAACAAAAAAAAATAAAAAACAAAAAAAAATAAAAAACAAAAAAACTCAAACATATTAAAAATCAAAAAACTAAACACTTGATGTTAAACTATGTGTATAAGGATTTTCTTTAAATGCATTTAAAATATCATGTTGCATACGATCTGTATCAATATTTTGATTATATTGTTGTTTTCCTCTAATTTTACCATATTCAACAGTTGACATTGATTTTTGAGGCATACTTGTTGGTACCCACATTCTTTTATTATCTCTATCCACGTCATTCTTTGCAATATTTACATTCATTTGTTGATTATATATACTTGTATTTCCATGATTTGTTCTACTAACAATGGATTTTTCTTTTGATTCATTATTATATTGTGTATATGCTGTATCATAATTCATGTCACCCCAACCAGTGGCAGATCCACCAGCAACACCATTATAACTACTATTTGTTGTATCACGTTGATTTGTAATTGGTGTTTGATCATTTGTTTTATATCCACCTTCAGTTTGACGACCAATAAAAGAATTTGGTGTATATAATGTTGTTTCTTTAATTGTTGTAGATGTTTTATCATGTGGGTTATTTATATAACTATCAGGGACTCTAGTACCAGCATCACCATAAATACGATAATTGGATGAATATTCATCACGTCTTGTTGGATTAAATGCATCCATTAATGGTGCTATAACTGCACCGATAGCCCTGCCAAATCCACTTCTAATTGTATCAGGTTGTCTTTGTAATGAACGATTATTTGTATAATTTGTATGACTTTTTAATGCATTTTCTTTATCAATATGTCCTCCACGATTTATTGCACTTGATGGACCAATATCGCAAACTGGTAATTCTGTTCGTTTTGGTTCTTCAACAGATCCTGGTACATAATTAGCAATACGATCACCTGGTCCAGCAATACCAGAATAAGATTGAGTTGTTGATAAACGACTTGTTGAATGTACTTCTTCAATTGGTCTTAACATTTGTCCTTTTTCTTGTCCTGTTGTGGTTAACCACCGATCTTGTGTTTGAATAAAAAATTTGTCTGGATTATATTTTTCAACTTTTCCAATAATACCTGTATTTTGAACATGTGAATAAGATGGTCCTTGATGGTTATCTAATGAATACTCCATTTTTGGATTCGTTGCAACACGCAGTTGATCAACTGTTTTGGGTAACCATGAATCACGCGATTCCATACCAGAATTAAATCCACCACTTCCTTGTGACGTATATCCTTGATTTAATCCTGGTCCAACATATTCTGGTTCAAATGGTTTTATATTACTACTTTTCATACCAGGATTTACACGTGATTGATAAAAATCACTACTATTTGGAGCACCATTTGCCCATTGCATGTTCTGCTCAGGTTTAAATAAAGGAGCTTGTTCTACTTTTTTAATTATTTGAGAACCACTACCAATCATATTATCTAAAATTGTTTCATTTACATTATTATCATAAATTTGACCTTTAATTTTACCACCATAAAATGGTACCATATTATTATGTTTAAACTCAGTTTTTGCCATATAATCACCTGTTAATGTATAGACATCTTGAATGTTATTTCCTACATTTGATCCTTTATTTTTATTATTTTCATATAAATTTTGATTAAAATATTTATCACTTGCAACATTTGGATTTACATATTCTTGAACTGTATCATTTAATTCATTAATATTTGATACTGGATAATTTTTAGGTTGAACATTTACATTTGGTAAATAATTTTGTTTTGCACCCATATTTGTATATTTTTCAATATTAATTCGTTCTCGTTCATTATTTTTTGAAGATTGTCCTTGATTTGAAGCAATATATAAACCACCTAATGCTAATATAGGAATTGCTAACTCCATTAATATATAATAAGTATTATATTTTTTAAATACAATACTTATTATTTTATTTTTATAAATTATATAATATTTTATACCATTAAAATTAATTTTTAATATAAATATTGTTTTGATGTAGTAAAATTGTCTTTTTCAATAATTCTCGTACTTACATTATTTTCAAATGAAAAACATACATTTTCTTGAGGGTTTAATGGAAGTATACCCCAATGTGGTTGTTCTAATTCACGAGAAGTCCATGCAGGCATAATTGTTCTTGATTCTTCAGTATAAAGTTTTGTATTTGTTGGATATTGAATTTTATTTGAAGAAACATTAAATTTTGTATATTCATCTTTTCCTAAACAATCTTTACTTGTTCTCTTACTAACACCTCTTAATTCACTTTCCAAATCAATATAATTTGTCATTAAATTTCCACCCCATGTTTGAATTCTAATTTGAGGATCTGCAATATATTCTGGTTTATCTCCATTTCCAGGAACATTTAAAATCCATCTACCTTGATCAGTTGATTGTTGTAATTGTTTTGCAACTCTACTTGGATCATCATGAAATCTAGTAAATGCCATAATATTATATATATTTTATATTAATATTTATTTATTTATTTAATAAAAAATAAACTTAAACAAAAAAATATATTATTTATATGGAATTTAATTTTAAACAAGATAATGCTTCTTCTGATACACCAACATTATGTTTAAATATGATTGTTAAAAATGAAAGTAAAATTATTTTACGATTACTTGAATCTGTTTATAAAATTATTGATTGTTATTGTATTTGTGATACGGGTTCAACTGATAATACGATTGATTTGATAACTACATTTTTTAATAGTAAAAATATTAAAGGAAAAATTGTTAATGAACCATTTCAAAATTTCTCTCATAATAGAAATTTTTCTTTAAATAGTTGTACTGGTATGTCAGATTATGTTATATTTTTAGATGCTGATATGATGCTTGAATTAAAAACATTTACAAAAAGTGTATTATTAACAGCTGATTCATTTTCAATTTTACAAGGTAATGATAGTTTTTTCTATTATAATATGAGAATAGTTAAAAATAATGGATTGTATAAATATAAATCAGTTACACATGAATATATTGATACACCTCAAGGTAATAAAAATATAAATATAAAAAAAGATATGTTATTTATTAATGATGTTGGTGATGGTGGTTCAAAAGGTAATAAATTTGATAGAGATGTAATGCTATTAACTAAAGGTATTGAAGAAGAACCAGATAATGCAAGGTACCATTTTTATTTAGCAAATAGTTATTATGATTCTGGAAATAATAACGAATTAGCCATTACGTATTATGAAAAACGTATTAAATTAGGTGGATGGGTTCAAGAATTATGGTATAGTTATTTTCGTATTGGATTAATTTATAAAAGAATGAATAGAATGGGTGATGCAGTTTTTAATTGGATAGCTGCATATGAATGTTTTCCTAATAGAATTGAAAATTTATTTGAAATTGTGCATTATTATAGAAATATTGGTGGTAAAAGTAAATCAGCATTTATTTTTTATAACTTAGCTAAAGATATATTAAATAAAAATCTTAATTGGTCTGAATATTTATTTTTACAAAATGATGTTTATAAATATAAACTTGAATATGAATATTCAATTATTGCGTGTTATTTAGATATTCATAATATTAATGATCAAGTTGTAACAATAATGAATAATTGTACAAATGATCACGGAACTATTAGAAATGTATTATCAAATATGAAATTTTATAAGGATATTCTTGTTCCTACTAAAAAAATAAATATAAGTAATAAATTATCACATATAATTAATAAATCATATACTGATTTTAATTCTTCATCGTGTTGTATTATTCCAAATAACAATAACAAATCAGATGGATATTTAGTAAATATGCGAATGGTTAATTACACCATAAATGCTAATGGATATTATCGCGATTATGGTAAACATATTATAACAATTAATAAATATATTGAATTAGATTCAAATTTTTCAATAATAAAAGATAAAATAATAGATATTGAATTTGTTGATAGACAATATATTGGTGTTGAGGATGTGAGAATATTTAGAACACCTGAAGATGAATTGCTTTTTATTGGAACTGGGTACCATTCAACCGATATTATTGGAGTTGTAACTGGAAAATATGAACCATTTAAAGAAAATAATTGTCTACAATCAGTTGAAATTACTCAAGATTTTAAAGAAACCGAATGTGAAAAAAATTGGGTTTTTGTAAATATTGAAAATAAAGTTAATGTTGTATATAATTGGTTTCCTCTAACATTATGTGATATTAATACTGAAACAAATAAATTAAATGTTATTAAAACAATAAATACTCCAGCAATTTTTAACCATATAAGAGGTTCAACAAATGGATTTAATTATAAAAATGAGATATGGTTTGTTGGTCATCTTGTTTCATATGAACAACCTAGACATTATTATCACATATTTATGGTATTTGATGAAAATATGAAATTATTACGTTATTCAGCTCCATTTAAATTTGATGAACATTGTATTGAATATTGTTTGGGATTAATTGTTGAAGATGATCGTGTTATTTGTTCATATAGTACATGGGATAGAACATCAATTATTGCATTGTATGATAAAAAGATTATTGATGATAAAATATCATATAATTTTTAATAAAATAATATAAAGAATTTTTTATTATATTAATAATAATGAAAATAGCAATTATATCTGAATTTGGTCATTTTGAGTGTTTAGGTTTTTTATTAGAAACTTTAAAAGAGTTTGAAATAACAGTTTATACGCATTTAAATTTAGATAAATATTTTTGGTTAGATTATTATAAATCAATATTTTCATTTAATATAATAAATAATTTGAATATAGATAATAATAATAATTTCAATAAAATAATAAAATTAACATCAACTGATCTTCCATATTTACAAAATGAAATATCCATATTGCATATTAAAAATTATTATGAAAATAATAAAAAATATTTATCATTATCACCGCATGTTTCGGGTGAAAACATAACATATACATTTCCAATTTTTAATCCAATTACATATAATACATTAAATTATTCTTCAAAAAATATTACATTAATTGGATATTGTTTAAATAACAATATAGATTCTGATACAAAATTATTTATACAAAATAATTCGGATTATACTTTTAATTTTATAGTTTGGGGTGATACACATTATGGAAATTTAAAAGAACATAAAAATGTTAATATTTTACAAAATATAAATACTAATGAAATGATTAAAATTATTAATAATTCACAATTTATTTTATCAAAAAAATATATAAGTTATGATAGATTCAGTGGGCAGTTAGGTTTAGCAATGTCTTTTGAAAAACCTATAATTATTGATTCTAAATCAGCATCAACATATAATCTACCCGGAATTACTTTTAATAATAATTATTCAGAAATTGGTAAATTATCCAATATTTCAGATGAAATATATAATAATATTGTTGAAAAAATTAAAATTTTTAATAAAAATCAATTAAGTAATAATTATAATAATATTATGAAATTATTATAATATATAATGAATAATAATAATACAGTTTTATTAATAGAACCAAGAAAAATAAACGATATTTATAAACTTATTAACGATTATTATTCACATTTAAATAATTGGAATTTTGTATTTTATTGTGGTAAAAATTTAAAATCATACTGGGAAAATATTTTAGATAAATATGTTGAAATCCGTGAATTACCTGTTGATAATTTTAATACTGCTTCAGAATATAGTTTTTTTATGAAACAAAAAGAATTATGGGAAACATTGTATGGTGAATATGTATTAACAATTCAACTTGATACATTAATAATTAACAAAAATCTATATAATATTGAGTATTTCATAAATTTAAATAAAAGCTATATAGGTGGAAATATGGATTTTAATTGGAAAGAATTAGAAAGAGAAAATATTACTTTTAAATATTATAATTTTAATGGAGGTTTATCTCTTAGAAAACGATTAGATATGATAAAAATAATAAAAACATTTCCATCTATTTTATTTGAAGGACCTGATATATTTTCATCAAAAATTGAAACAGATCCAGAAGATGTATATTTTACAAAAGGATGTTATAAATTAGGATTGTCATTGGGGGATGATGAAGAATCTTCATTTTTTGCAATTCACAAAATTTATAAAGAATCATTTTTTGGAATTCATCAACCATCAAATAATTTACATGATATAATTTTAAAAAATTATCCAGAAGTATTAAATTCTAATTTATTTATTAAAAATTAATACCATTTATAATTTTCATCACCTTGAATATTAATTATTGATTTTTCAGGTTCAACTAAAATAGCATCTTTTGTTCCATATACAGACCAATAAAAACTTCCATTATTACCATATACTTTAAATTCATTATTTTCAATTTCTGTTGATTCATATATATTTGCATTTAATCTCTCTTTAAAATAAATTGATGTTATTTGAACACTTAAATTATATGCAATTGATTCAACATAATCTGGTAGTTTTATTATTACAAATTCATTATTTTCAATTGTAGCTTTACCGCGATAATAGACCCCAGCTTCTGGTCCTTCTAAACATGCATGTATTAAATATTTAGACTCGTGTATTGGATGATCAACAATAAATGTTTTACCTGATCCTGTTGGTCCTGTACATCCATGTCCTGTTGGACCTACACTACCCATACATCCAGGCATACCAATTATCCCTCTAAGTCCAGATATTCCATCCATACCAGTTGGACCTTCAATACCATTTGGTCCTTTATGACAACATTTTTTATTTTGCATTCCAATAAAACTTAAATATGGATCTGACATTATATTTATATATTATATATTATTTAAATAATATATAATTTAAATTTTAATTTATATATTTATTATTTTAATATTAAAATTATTAATACCATTTATAAGGTCCATTTCCTTTAACATTAATTACATATTTTTCAGGTTCAACTAAAATATCATCTTTTGTTCCATATACATACCAATAAAAACTTCCATTATTACCATATACACGAAATTCGTTATTTTCAATTTCTGTTGGTTCATATATATTTGCAGTTATTCTTGATTTATTATAAATTGATGTTATTTGAATAGTAAAATTGGATGCAAGTAATTCAACATAATCTGGTAATTTTATTATTACAAATTCATTATTTTCAATTGTAGATTTACCGCGATAATATACCCCTGCTTCTGGACCTTCTAAACATGCATGTATTAAATATTTAGATTTATGTATTGGATGATCAATAATAAATGTTTTACCAGCAGGTCCAGGTGGACCCATACAACTTCTACCAATTGGTCCAGTGGCTCCAGTGTATCCAGTAAATCCTTGTAATCCTCTTGGTCCCGGAATACCAATCGGTCCAACAATACCAACAGGACCAGCACAACACTTTTTTGTACCCAAATAATTTGAATAACTATTAAAATTTGACATACTTATATATTATATAATTATATAATTATAATATAATATAGTTGTTTACATAAAACTAAAACTAAAAAACTAATATATTAAGATGATGGAAGACACGCTAGACACAACCGTATAGATCCAAGTGATGCAACATCATATTTAACAACAAGTGGTAAATCATTTTCTAGATAAACTTCAATTTGAGAACATAAATTTGTACATTTTATAAAATATCCTAAATTTTTTAAAGAAAATTCACCTTGAATAACTTTTGATGAATCTTGTTTTAAAATAAATCCCATACTTCCATCTGATTCAGCCCGATGAATTTCTGCACTTGCAAATTGTCCAGAACATTTAAATATTAATTCATTACCAACAGATTTTATTTCCAATTTATCAGAAATTCCAGATAAATCACGAATAATTTTTTGAAAATCTGTTGATGGTAAATTTATAATGGATGAAAATGTTACATCAGGATATTCAAGTTCTTCAGGTTCAGGTTCAATTAATCTTAATTTTTGAGTCTTACATTGTTTAATTTCACCATTTTCAAATTTTAATGTCAAATGTGAAACAATCCCATCAATATAATCTTCATTCTCAATATACATTGTTAATGTATCATCATTATCAATTGAATTAATTAATTTAAATAAATGAAACATATTAACACCAATAATGATTTTATCTTTTTTACACTCATAAAATTCAAAATTTTGTGAAGCTAAATATAAATGTGCTAAAATTGTATGAGATTTATCCATATTAATAATACGAATACCATCTTTTTGAAATGTAATATTTGTTTCCAATAAAATATCCTTTAATGCAGTCATTAGAGTTCTAAAAGGTGCTATTTGAACTGTTTTAATTGTTAATACGTTATTATCAGTTGGTCCTTTTATTGGAATATTTGACATTATTAATAAATTTTATTAAAAATCTTTAAATACTAATTACTAATGAATATACATTTTATTCAATTAATAAAATTTTCCATTTTCTAAAGGTTGAATATTTGGCTCAACCTTTCTAAAGGTTGAATATTTGGCTCAACCTTTTCTAAAGGTTGAATATTTGGCTCAACCTTTCTAAAGGTTGAATATTTGGCTCAACCTTTTCTAAAGGTTGAATATTTGGCTCAACCTTTTCTAAAGGTTGAATATTTGGCTCAACCTTTTCCAAAGGTTGATTGATTAAATATTAAAAGCATAATAATCACTTGATACAGACCTTTCTTGAAACGATAATGCTGGATTTTGTGGTGGTGGTTCTGGTATTAAAACTGGAATATATCTTAATTTTTCAGGTTTTAAACAAAATGCATATCCACATTTATCAAAAAAAGCATTATTTTCTTGTAAATATATATCATTTTTTTGATACATCATACCAATCATCTGACAACCTGTTTCTCTACAAACAATCGCGCTGGTGTTTACTGGATTTTCACCAATATCTGGCATTGAAATACTCATATTTGTTTTATTATATTCTTGTAATTCAACTATATCGGGTGTATTTTTTACATCATAATAATGTAATGCCCTCATAAATATTGAATTACTTGTCATGTTTACATATTCAAAAAAATCAGGGGTATCAATAAATGTATTATTTGATTTATCAACAATAAGAATAATTTTCCCCATTATTTCCAATAATGGTGTATTTCCAAAATTATTACCATTTTGTTCAAAACTTGATGATGGTCCTAAAAACAATGAATCGTAATTTTTTAATAAATTTGCAAAATTCTGATACATTTTTTGATTTGCACTTTTAAATCTTAAATGTAAAAAAATTGGATCTAATGGATTTGGTGATGTACTATTTGCAAATGCATAAGTTGTTATAATATTCATAACATCAGAAAAAGAAATATAATTATATGTTTCCTTAATATTATTATTATTTACTGTGGATGTCGCAACAACTGGTTTATCATCAATTGAAAATATTTCAAAATCTAACCCACGAACCCCTTGTTTTATTACATCTTTAAGAGCACATAATGATACATAATCATTTTTAAATGTTCCTGGACTACAACAATTATATGATGTTTTAATATAATAATCTTTAATAGTATATTTACAATTCGGATCTGTTGAACTTAATGATTTTAATGATCCATTTAATATAGCAAATAAGCTATCCATTGTATTACATTCATTATTTAATAAATTTCGCATATAATAATAATACCATAATCCAATAATTATTACTAATATAATCATAATTAATAATATATAAGATACATAATCCTCCTTAATATTTGCAATCATAATCATCTGTTTTTTTATTACATCCATATCTAATATAGTTCTAATTTAATAAGTTATTTTAATTATTTTGTTTTTAATATTTATATTTTTAATATTTATATTTTTAATATTTATATTTTTAATATTTATATTTTTAATATTTATATTTTTAATATTTTTAATATTTATATTTTTAATTTATATTTTTATATTATTTATTATATTACTTAAAAGTTAAATATAAATTATGTATATAATATATCTAAACTATGGCTGGAGGATTAATGCAATTAGTTAGTGAAGGACAACAAAATATTATATTAACAGGAAATCCATCAAAAACTTTTTTTAAATCTGCATATGCACGTTATACAAATTTTGGATTACAAAAATTTCGTGTTGATTTTGAAGGATCAAAAACATTAAGTTTAGCAAAAGAATCAAATTTTACATTTAAAATACCACGATATGCTGATCTTTTAATGGATTGTTATTTAAGTATTGAATTACCAAATATTTGGAGTCCAATTATGCCTCCAAATTCAGATCAAGAAACTATTAATTCTAACTCAGGTAAATGGGCACCATATGAATTTAAATGGATTGATTCTTTGGGGGCATTATTAATATCTAATATTACTATTACATGTGGTAATCAAACAATACAAGAATTTTCAGGCGAATATTTAAAATTAATGATTGAACGTGATTTAAATGGTACAAAAGTAGCATTATTTAATGAAATGATTGGAAATACACCAGAAATGAATGATCCTGGAAATTTTGCATCTCGGATTAATACATATCCAAATGCATACTACTCTCCAACTGGCGCATGTCCTTCCATTAATGGAAGAATATTATATATACCAATAAATAGTTGGTTTAATTTCAAAACACAAATGGCATTTCCATTAATTTCATTACAATATAATGAATTACATATTAATATTACCATGAGACCAATTCAAGAATTATTTCGTATTCGTGATGTATTTGATACAGTTAATAATTTTCCATATATTGCTCCAAATTTTAATATATGGTATATGCAATTTTATAGATTTTTACAAACTCCTCCAGATATTATATTAGGTATTGATTCTTATACAGATTTAAGAACATTATGGAATGCAGATATTCATTTAAATTGTACATATTGTTTTCTTTCTAATGAAGAATCCAGATTATTTGCACTTCAAGAACAAACATATTTATTTAAACAAGTTAGAGAACAAAAATTTTATAATGTTACAGGATCTAATAAAGTTCAATTAGATTCAAATGGAATGATTTCAAATATGATGTTTTATTTTCAAAGAAGTGATGTTAATTTACGTAATGAATGGTCTAATTATACAAACTGGCCATATAATTTTTTACCATATGATATAATTCCATCCCCTGATAAAGGATTATTATATAATACTACCAATAATATTGGACCAAGTGTTAATCCAGATGGAAGTTTGACTGGATATTATATTACATCTGATAGTGTATATTCTATTGATAATACTAATAATATAATGATAAATATGGCTATATTATTGGATGGATCTTATAGAGAAAATTCACAACCTAGTGGGGTTTATACATATATTGAAAAATGGTTACGTACAGGTGGTGCAGCACTTAATGGATTATATTGTTATAACTATTGTTTAAATAATTCACCATTTGAATTACAACCATCTGGAGCTATTAATATGAGTCGTTTTACAACAATTGAATTAGAATTTAATACAATTGTACCAGTATTAAATCCTTACGCACAATCAACTGCTATATGTGATTCTCAAACTGGAAATATTATAGGTATTAATAAACCTACATGGAGAATTTATGATTATAATTTTAATCTTGTTGTATTTGAAGAGAGATTAAATGTCGTTTCATTCATTGGTGGAAATTGTGGACTTATGTATGCAACATAATTATTTATAAAAAATTGAATTATAATTATTTTTATAAATATATAAATATAATTATTTGTCAATGATTAAAGGATCACAATGTTCGGTTAATGGAAAAAAATATGAATTATGTGTTTATAATATAGTAAAAAAATGTAAATTGAATGGACAAATATTTAATACTCAATATGAAAGTGAAATTGGTGGTTGTAGTTCAAAAAATGATATTGAATGTAATTTTATTACAAAAAATGATTTACCAATTGAAATTAAAAAACTTAAAACACCAGATTGGATGCAGTGTTCATTGAAATATAATAATGAAAAACAAATATGGGAAGGAAGTGAAAAATCTAAAATACCAGAAAATTCAAAAAAAATTTTTGAAAATCTTGTTAAAAATATAATATTATTTAATGGAAAAATTCCACATTTTATGTCAAATGATATAACTCATGAAGAATGGATAAAAACAAAAAATGAAACTAATATATTTAATGATATTTATATTAATTGTCCTAATGATACAATAAAAAAATTATATAATGAAAAAGGATGTAAATATATTCAAATTTCAGATAAAGGATTATATCATTTGGGATATGATATATGTGATTTTAACGTCCCTGAATTTATATGTGAACAACAATTAAGAATTAGAATAAAAATACATACACGAAATAATAATAAAGGGTTTTGTAAATTATCAGTTACAATTGCATGTCAACCAAAAAATATTAAAAATATAATTAAAAGTAATTATAGTCTAGACAATTTAACAAAAATACCAAAAAATTTAACACTTAAAGATAATATATAATTAATTTTATTTTGAAATAATAATAATTTCAGATGATTTTTTGGTTTTATTCATACCATAACTCCAATTAACTGGTAATATAATATAATCTTTATACATATCATTAATATAATCACAATTATTATATGTAATTATCCAATTTTTTTTTGTTTTTAATATTTCAAATAATTTTTCATGATTAAATGTTTCATGCATATCTCCATTATTTCCATATAAATTTGATTTTTTATTCAAATAATATGGTGGATCCAAAAATATAAGTGTTTTATAATTTATAAATTTATTAATAAAATCTTCAAAATCATAATTATAAATATCAATATTTGTAAAATCCAACATTTCTATTTTATCTATTGATGATGATGTATATCGTTTTATACTTGCTTCTTTTGAAAACCCCCCTGATAATGTTGCACCACTAAAGGAACATCTATTTATTATAAAATAATGTATTGATTGTTGTAATATATCATCATTTAATTCCATAATATTATTTCTATAATTTATAAATTGTTCTTTTATGACAGAATCAATTTTTCTCAATTCTTGACATAATATATTTTTATTTATTTTAATTTGTTTCCAAAAATTATATAAAGGTGTAAATTTATCATTCACAATCATTTTCAAATTATATTTATTTTGAAAATAAAACTCAAACGATCCACCTCCAAAAAATGGCGAAATAAGTGTATCAAATTCATTTATATCAAAATTATTCAATATAATCTCATCAATTATTTTACATGCTCTTGTTTTTCCTCCTGGATATCTTAATGGGGAAATATTTTTTATATTTATAATTTCATTAGTTGTGTTATTAATTAGTTCATTAATTAATTTCATTAATTCTAATTTGGATTTAGATTTACATTTTGTAATATTTAATTCTTTACATTTATCTAAAAGATTTTGTTTAGTGAATTTTATTAAATCCATATTAATTTATAATTTTTATTATATTAATTATATTATATTGTTTAATTCAATTTTTTTATTTTTTATTTGTTAGTATATTATATTATGTCAAATCTCGTTATTTCTGAATTTAAGCCTGTAATTATTATTGCGGATAATGATAAAAATAATGATAAAATTAAGCCTGTAATTATTATTGCGGATAATGATAAAATTGTTGATGTTAAACGTTCTTGTTGTTGTTCTTGTTGTTGTAAATCTGTTAAAGGAATATGGATGATAAATTTAAATTGTATTGAATGTATATGTAAAGGATTGTCTTATTTTTGTATAGGATGTAGTAAATGTGCTTTAGGGTGTCATGATTGTTTGGAAAAAATTGATTGTGATGATACGTAATTTATATTGATATTAAGTAAAAATAATGGAATAAATTATATTTATCATTTATTATATCATTTTATTATATCATTTTATTATATCATTTTATTATAGTTATGTCAAATTCAAATACATTAAATACATCAGCTATAGACGAAAAAAAAAATAAAGATAAAACACACGTAACAAATCCTTTATTGGATTATTTTTTAGGAATTTTATACCAGATCGTTATTATGGGTATAATAATAATATTTGGTTCTTTATTTTTACATATATGTAAAATTTCACAATCAAATATATTACCAACTTGTTTAGCATATGAACCATATACAAATATAAAATCTCCAATAATAGAAATACCAGTAGACATAAATATTGTAAAATTAAAATGGTTATCTTCAGAAGGAGCTTTTTCAACAAAAATTAAATTTCCATTAGATGAAAATTTTAAAATTATTAATAAAACACTTGATTTTTTAAAAAATATGATACATGGACAAACTACTAATATATATAAATTATATATTGCAACAACATTACAAGAATTGATTTCAAATAATTTTAATATTATTAATAATATATATAACTTTATTAATTCATTGTTACCAGAAACATTAATAATAGCATTTTCACCATATGTGTCATTTTTTATATTTGTTTTAACTGGAATTATAAATTTTTTTTATTTAATATTATTATGGTTTTATAATATTCATTTGTTGTTTAGTATTAAAAAACCATATAGTGTTAATAATAATGTTAATCCTAATGAAAAATCTCAATATTATGATTGGGAATATGGTAATATGTGGGGACTATTTACATGGTATTGGTCAATATTTTATATATGTATATTTAGTTTTATTTTTTTTATAATAGGTATAACATTTATTATACCAATTACTTCTTTTTTAATAAATTTATTTTGTATAATATTTCCATTATTAATGGTTTCAAGACATATAAATAATAAATCATATGGTATATTAGAAACAATTAAAAATAATGTTAAATTTAAAATGAGTATTATTATGATTATAATAACAATATTTATTATATTAAAAACATATACAAATTTTGATATTATTCCAACAGTTTTTTCAATTATTGCATTTATCATATTATTAATATTTACTCATATATTTGTACAATATAAACCAAAACCAATTGACTATTCAACTCAAGGATTGGGGGATTATTCACAAGCTACAAAAGTATGTAATATAATTTTAAAAACAACAAAACCAACATTATTTACTAAAATATGGAATATCATTTTTGGAATTAAATAAATATTAATATAAAATAATATAAGAATATATTTTTGTTATATTATAACAATGAAAAAAAATAAAAAAATTGAGCAATTTAAAGCCAATAAGTTATTACCATTTGTTAGTATTTGTACACCCACATTTAATAGACGTCCTTTTTTTCAAATGATTATACAATGTTTTGAAAATCAAACATATCCAAAAGAAAGAATGGAATGGATTATTATTGATGATGGTACAGATAAAATTGAAGATTTAGTAAAACATATTCCACAAGTTAAATATTTTAAATATGATACTAAAATGACATTAGGAAAAAAACGGAATTTAATGCATGAAAAATCAAAAGGAGATATTATTGTTTATATGGATGATGATGATTATTATCCAAAAGAACGAGTATCTCATGCAGTAGATGTATTAAAAAAAAATCCATCAGCATTATGTGCAGGTTCAAGCGAAATGTATATTTATTTTAAACATATTCAAACAATGTATAAATTTGGTCCATATGGACCAAACCATGCTACGGCAGCAACATTTGCATTTCGTCGTAATTTATTAAATATAACAAAATATAATGAAGAAGCATCATTAGCTGAAGAGAAGGAATTCTTAAAAAATTATACTATACCATTTGTTCAATTAGATCCAATGAAAACTATTTTAGTGTTTTCACATATACATAATTCATTTGATAAAAAAACATTATTATTAAATCCAAATGATTATGTTGTATTATCTGAAAAATCAGTTGATGAATTTATTATTGACCCGTATATTAAAGATTTTTTTATGAATACAATTGATTTATTATTAACAAATTATATACCCGGAAGACCAGAAAATAAACCAGATGTATTAGAACAAATTAAAACATTAACAACTCAACGTAATACAACAACACTAGAAATGTATGAAAAAAAAATAAATGAACAAGCACAACTAATTAATTCTTTAATGAATGAAAAAAATATTTTTACTGCAAAAAATAATTATTTGGAAAATAAAATTAAAGAAATTATTACAAATTCAATTAATGAAAAAATGCAATTAAAAAATATATTATAGAATAAAATTTATTTTATTTTTATATAATTTGGGTTTGTTATTTATTATATTATTACTATCATTATTATTTCTTGTATATAACAAAATTGTATTATTATACTCTAATATAATATCATACTTGTCAACTTCAGATAAATTTGTATCAATATAATTTAATAGTGAAATTGATAATGGTTTACTTTCTTTAATATGATCTATTATTAATTGTTTTGTAATATTAATGGATTTTTGTTTTTGTGATAAATTTGGAGATTTTATTGAAATTGATTTTTGAGGTTCACAACTCATAATTTTTGATGATTGTTTTGATTTTATAAAAAATAATATTTTAAAAAAATTTATAACATTTTCCATAATATAATATTATTATATTATATTATATTATATTATATTATATTAAAAAAATAAACCACCTCTACCACGTTTTTGAGTTTTTGATATTTTTTTTGGTTTAATATTTTTACTCTTTTGTTTGTTTTTATTGGAGTTTTTATTTTTGTCTTTAAATTTATATTTATTTTTATCTTTATCTTTATCTTTTTCAATAAATTTATCTGCTGGTCTGTAACGTAAAAACCATTCTTCATATTCTTTATTTTGTTTATTTTTGATTGATTTTAATTCTTGATATTTATTTGATTTTTCTGCACGCATTTCTTCAATTGTTTCCTGATGTCCATAACAATTAATACTAAATCTACGCAAAAGTCCTTTTTGTTCTAATCTATTATGTTCTTGAACTTGAAATAAAAATTGTGCCATACATACAATACGATCAGTATCATAATAATTACGATTTGAATATAAAAATGCTAAATAAAAACTCAACATTGTATCAATTGTTGCTATTTTTACTTGTTGTCTATTAATATTAATTGTATTATAACTATGACACGCTATTGGTTGATAAATAAATGCTATTGTGTCATTATTAATTTTTATTTGATAATGAGGGGCAATAATATCACCAATAGAATTTTGTTTTATTATTTTAATATTTTTTAATCCTTCATTCAATAATTGTTCTTTTAATATTTCTGCAGTTTTTTTAGAATCTTCTGATAAAACATCAAAATCTGGAATTTTTTTTACATTTTTTTGTACTTTTTGAGGCATATATTGCGAATAAAGAGATATTGCATAACCACCAAAAAAAACAACACCTTGATTTATAAATGTATTTCTTACTATATTATATATTTTATTTTCTTCATATTTTTCTTCTTCATATTTTTCTTCTTCAGAATTTTCATTTTTTTCGGGTGTTTCATGTTTTTTTGGTGTTTCATGTTTTTCGGATTTTTCTGGTTTTTCCATATTTCGCTGAAAATCAACATCATTGCAATGGCTTGATCTTAATGGATAATTTTTATTTAATAATGTTAATCTTTTTAATACCTTTTCCCATCTACTAACATCCCCAGCTGGTCTAGATAATTCTAAATACATTGACATGCGTAAATAATTTGGTGGTGCATATAATATACCTTCTATCTTAATTGCTTCATACTTCATTGCATTATAAATGTCCTTATGAATATGTGTTATATCTGCAACAGGTATAAAATTAACAAATACTTTAAATGTACCATGATGTTGTCCTGATTTAGCTTCTACTTCAGAAAATCCTTCTTTGACATATTCATTACTTAATTCTTTACTATCATTTAACGCATTTGTTGAAAAAAAATCATAATCTGGTATTTCAATATCTGTATTATAAAACTGATCTTGTTTTGGTAAAATATTATTAATTGCTGTACCACCATAACAAATTAATTTTTTATGCCTAATAAAATTTTCAACAATACTAATAATTTTTTTAACTTCTGTTGAATTTGATGCAATTCTTCCAGATTTTTCTTCTGCTTTATCAACGGCACTTCTTAATATTGCTAATTCACAATCTGTAAATGTCATTATTTTATCACATATTTTATTTTTATTTTTCATTCTTATATTATATTTTCATAATAAATTTTCATAATTTAATTTTTTTAATATAATGTTTGTATTTCTAATACTAATGAAATATCATTATTATTAAAATCAATAATTTCACCAAATTTATCTAAAATACGAATATTCAACTTTTCAAGTTTTATTGGACCAAAATATTCTCTTTCTTTAAATATTTTATCTATTATATTATCAATAACATTTAAATTATTAAAATTATTAAAATTATTATTAAACCTTATTCTAGCTAATATATTATTACCAAC